GCCAAGATTGGCCGCAAGATCGTTATTGTTAGGGTATTGATATTCACCATAATAGACATTAAAATAACTTTAAATTATCTTTCATTTCCAAACTTAACAAAACATCTTTTAAACTATTGGTAGAAAATGTATTCTCTTTGGAAATGCCTTTTAGCTTCTCTTCTACCAACTCAATCTTTTCCATAATTTTTTCATTATCTATTTTACTTTTCTTATCCGCAACTTCATCAAGAATATTATCAATTCTTTTCTTCATCCAATTAGAAAAATTTCTCTCATCCTTAGTGGTGTAATACTTCACTAAACAATCTTTCTGTTCGGTAGTGAGAAGCTTACCATATTTCTTATCAAAATTCTTTAAGGCAATTCCTAAAGCAAGCGTTTCAGTTTGAAGCTGATCTTTAGGTTTATCTGTATGATGGCTATTAGCTTCTTTAATTCTTTTAGATTCTTTATTATTTACCAAGTGTTCAAAAATATTTTGTTCACAGCTAGATATATCGCGGGTAGTAAGGTATTGGCCGCCAGCATTGACATTACGTTCGTTAATTAAAATATTAAAACTGGCATAAAGTTTATAATTAGGAACACTAACTTTCATAATTCGCTTACGGTCACAAACCTTACTTATTTCGTCTAACAGTTTAGTGTTTTCATTATAAAGTTTTTGGCTGTCAACAGTTTGATTATATTCCTTAACCAAATTACCATAAAAACGAGTGGCATAATAAGGGTTTCGTGCCTCACTATACAACAATTGTGAATAAATTTTATATGCTTTGGAAATCTGTGTTTCCGTCATAAAATATTTCTTTATGACAGAGAGGATTTCGGTAGCTGCTTTATTTTCACCCTTTGCAATCTCGTTTAAAACTGCATGATTAAGTATTTCAAACATAATGCCAACATTACGTTGTTTGCTGTGTTTCATTTTTAACCCCAATAAAATTATATTATCACCTAAAATAAATATACAACTGATTAATTAAAATTAATCCTCTTTAGCTTTCATTAACGATAAAGTTGATTCTTCCAACTTATTTTCTGCCTGATCTTTTATTAAATTACCCATCATATCCTTCATTACATGGTCATACTTCATAATATCAGAGATGGTACGATCAAACATATCTTTCTTAGTTCTTTTATTTGTCGCCTTCTTGCGAATAAAATCAAGGGTCTTTTTCATCTCTACACTTTCAGGATCGCTTATCTTATCTTGCACCTGTTCTGTTTCGTCATCCTCATTAAAAGTGTAATTTTTAGGATACCCTGGTAATTCTCTTGTCCCAATGGGATCATAAGGCATCGCATCCTTAGTATATTGTCTAGTGGTATTTTCTTCAGCTGAACTATCATCCGTTTCAGTTTCTGATTCAGCTTCACCCTCCGGCGGCGCTGCTCCACCACCCATATCAGGTTGTTCACCCATCTTTAACTGATCAATGATATGAGTGTTTTGTGCCTCTTTTTCAATTTGAAGATTAATGTTTACAATTTCAGAAGAAGAAAGCTTTAATACTTCTCTTTGTATGTAGTCCAATGATACCAACGGTGAATCAGCCATATCGTTAGCTGTACTAAAACGACTACCCAATAACTCAAGGTGCATCATTTCGGTAACTGTAGAGGGGTTGGTTAATCTTAAATCAAAATTGTAAATGGAAGCTTCGTCATACCCACGTAAATAAAGGTGGACAAGTGATATCTTCGCCAATTCACTAACAACAATCTTCTGAATACGTTGAATAGTTCTTGCAAATTTAATATCCTCCTGTGCTAGTGTTGATTTACCTGACAGGTCTTCTTCAGCTGTAAGATAAGACTTAGGAACACCAAGCGAAATAAATAGCTTATTTTGTAAATATTCTATATCTTCGATTGCTGCTGCATTTTCACCACCAGGCAATGTTTCAATTCTGCTACCCCTATCGCCACGAACTGGAATGAAGAAATCTTCAAGAATAGATTCTGGGTTATATCTCATATCAACATTACCATTAGATTCGTTTGTAACTGCAATACGCTTCAGCTTATCCCTTGCGTTTTGCATATAAGAATCCACATCTTTGGGGGGAATGTTTCCAACATCAACATAAAATACTCTACGCTCTGGTGCTCTACTAATACGATAAATTAACATCGCATCTTCAGCCATTAATAATTGTTTCCACACCTTACGAGATGAATCTAATACCGAACGACCATAAGGTAAAAATCTATCGTCACCTAAAATACGCATATGAGATACTTGATAGTTTTCAAATATTGTATTACCTTGGGCAGTCCACTTAAACCTTAATCTGTTTGGATCGTTATTATAACCTTCGTCTCTTTCTATCTCACCTACTGGCATTGCAATTGCACCTAAAACACCCTCTTTGTCAACGATATCTAGTAGGTTAAACATATCGCCATACTTACACATATTGCGTATCCAAGTCCAAAGATGAAAATCTAAATCTAGTCTTTGATAAAGTAGTTCTTCCAGCTCATGTATAATTTTATCATCATCAGAAACTATTTGTAGAATTTTGCCATCTTCTGCATACGTCATAGAATCATCAGCATATATATCTAACGCTCTAGTAATCTCAGGATAATGATCCATTTCATCATAATCTTTTACTCGTTCTAGTCTTTCAACTCCACCAACCAAAGATTGTTGATATAGAGCCGATGATGCTCTCTGAAATGAATCAAACGCATTTTTCTGCGCTTTTATTCCTGGCCGTTCCGTTGGAATCTTGTACGCCGCAGAGCCGCCTTTTAATATTTTCTTAAGTATATCAAATCTATCTGCCATTTCTTATCCCTTTATTGAACCTTCGTCACATAAAATAAAACTAAACCTAATACTACAGGTACCAAACCAGCAATACCTCCCCATACTCCGGCTTTCACTTTTAATGTAGCAATATCTACTTGAATCGCCGTAAGTTTACTTTCAATTAAACCAAACTTAGTATCATGGTCATCAAGTTTTTCCATTACCATTTTTTCATATCGACTCCAGCCATTGTCATTTGTCATTTATTACATCATCCATCGTAAATCTTCGCGCTGACCATTGCCAGTGTCAAAGGTATAATACTCTTCTTTCTTTTGCTCATCTGTCTTATAAATACCAAACTCATAAGGTGTAGATTGAAAGTTAAGACCATTTAATAATTGTTTAGTCATATCTTCATCTTGATTGTTAAATTTAAGAGTAGTGGCTCTTACATACATTCCGATAGCTAATGACATTACAAGATCATCATTATAACTAGACATGGCTTCAGGCTTACCGTTATGAAACACAAATGTTTCTAATTCGTTATGCGTTCTCTTTGAGTGTAAAATAAAATCATGTGTTCTTAAATCTTCTTCCATCCGAGCAATACAAACGGGGCGACTTTTCATACTCATTGTAAAACCCGGAACTGCATTCTTTGGCACATTATAAGGGTCATAATATAACTGATTAGAATTACCTTCGTGTATTTTTGTTAAGTCCTTTATGGTCCAATACATATTCTTATATTCCATTTCTATGATCTTCATCACCACATGATGACCCATAGAGGCATTTTCAACAACTATATAAGCGTTATTATATTGAACGGCAGTATTATGAATAAGGTGAGCATAAACATCAGTGTTGAGTTTTCCTTTATACTCAGCAACCTGTTCATAACTTTCTACATCAATCACATGAAAGGCAGAGAAATCATCGCCATCGCCTCTTGCAACATCAGCACACAATATATACTGCTTATCGTAGTCTGGATACTTCCATATCCACAAGTTTTTATCCACCCAAGTTTTTTCTTCTGGTTCTCTCATAAAGGGCCTAAATCCAGCATCAGACTCTTCTTCTTCATTTGGATGCTCTTCATACCAACTTAAAGCCTTTAAACTAACTACGTTATTACCCGATTGAAGAAAGTCACAATCATGTTCTTGTGCAAAAGCCTGATCACCTATTTTTTTTCTTTCATCTCTACCCCACTCTTCATCTCTATCTGGATGAAAGTGGTATGGCAAAGTAATAGGTTTAAAGGAAATATTTTTATTACCTACTCTTTCACTAACACCAGCTTGAGCCTCTATATAGCTTTTATGAAACCAGTTACCAATACCATTAGGTGAAGACAACACCACACAATCACCACCTGTTGCTAAGGTAGGTTGAGCGGCGGTCCAAATTGAATCCATTGCTTTAATAAACGCAGCCTCATCAATAATCAATAAACTTAATGCTTCTGAACGAGCAGCGTCCTGAGCGTTTGAACCTGTAGCACCAGATTTAATTTTAGATCCGTTGGCCATTTGAAGGCTCTGTCTATTATCAATTACAATTTCTGATTTTAACCAGACAGGAACACCATCTAAAAATACTCTTACTTTATCTACTAAATTTGTTGCTGTATCTCTTTTTGTAGCAAGAATATATATTTCTCTATTCTTAAAAAATGTTGCC